ACGTTTTTTATTGACTGCAACCCTAGTTTTGCAAGCTACACAGAACTTGGAGTTGTCGCATCAAATCGAGTAATTATTCCATGTACAGCCGATGCTGCCTCAATTCGTGGTATCAAAAACTTAGTTAAATTGATTTATGGAGTTTCTATTGATAGCACTGAACAAGACGAAATGTTCCTTGATTTCAACAAGGAAGCAAAACAAAGTAAAATAGAATTCCCCAAGCTACATCTATTCGTCCAAAACCGATCTCGAACCAACGAAAGCGACGCTGCAAAAGCATTCAAGTCGCACGCTGAAGAAATAAAAAGAATCACATCTGAATTATTAAAAACACACCCTCATTTATTTACTGATGAAAGCATTGATGATCGCGTTAAGCACGTTAAAGATGGCAACACTCTTGCCGCAATCATTAATCATGAAGGCTGCCCATTAAGCAATCTTCAACACAAAAGTTACACTATTTATGGTATGGCAACACAAGCAAATAAAGCTCAAATTGATGCTTTAGAAGCTGATGTAAATGGTGTTGTCTCCTGTATCTGATTAGTTAACTTGATATTGTAACCAACAATCATTATCTATTTACAATCCACAACCCGGCCCCCGCGCCGGGTTTTTACTGCCCTACTCTTCCCGCGGCATCAACACATCCAGTGCCAGCTCTACCGCCAGATCTACCTGCTCACCCTGCCACAACACCTGAATCATCTCTATCAGCGCCTCTCTTGAGGGCTCGCGCTTCTCAACCAGCAGCTGCATAACCGCTATCCCGATGACCTGCGCTATCTGCTGATGCATCTCTGTGAAAAACTCATCCTCATTTGACATGCCGCCACCCTTGCTGATGTTTTTTTGAGCACAACAGCACAATAGCAAAAAATAAATTCATTTAGCTATCAATGGTTTAATAGCCATTGCTATCAATTAATATCAATACGTATTGCTATGGTTAATACTCATTGCTATTATCATCTCATCCAAACAACACCGGCAACGCCGGGTAATCGTAACAACGCTCAGCTGGCCGGCTTTAAGGCAAAGGTGAAGAGATGATCCGCAAAGAAGACAAGCCTGCATGGCGTAATTTTTGGTTAAAGGTCGTTCCGTTTTTGGTTGCTGTTATCGCAGTTAGCTATCCGTGCTGGGGTGGCAAATGAGCAAACAAGGCATTCGTTCACTGATTTACTGCCTGCTGATCTGCGGCGTTATCTGGACAGCGTTGATTATCAAAATTCTGCACGTTACGGGGGTGTTCAATGGCTAACTCAATTCCTAACAACGGACGCGCCGTGATGATGCGCAATCGCCGCACCGGAGCCGCCTGGCTGGTCAGCTTCGACTATCGCGACGGCAGCTACTGGCATGAGCCGCAGGGCAATCTGCGCCACATCCGCCGGCCATACGCATCACGCAATATCGAGCCGAACCTGGTTCCAGCCGGGACGCATTAACCACGCATATCAGCGCACGAATTTAACTGAGCTATCAGGCAGCCATTACGGTGCCGGGATTCTTACAACCAAATTTCAGGAGCGAGCTATGAACGCATACCGCGCATATGACGCTATCGAAGAACGGAAATGGGCTGAACAGTCGCTCACCGAAGAGAAGCAAAAGTGGATTGACGATCGGGCGCAGGAAATTATCGACTCGCTGCCGAAAGAGCCGTCAGGGCTGTTCCGCTTCTCTGTGCCGATGGACAAAAGCCCATATGAAGGCCTCCGCAGCGATGCAGCTGGCGAGGCATATAACGATCTCATCTCGGCAGTAGCTTACGCCCAGGCGGAATACGACTGGGATCACCGCACCGGCTGCCCGTTTTAACTTTGGGGAATAGCAATGGCTAACGAACTTGTGATTACAGCCAGCTCTCTTGCTGAGCGAGGCATTGACAGCGCTACCTGGAGCGCCCTCAAAAACAGTATTTACCCTGGCGCCAAAGACGAATCGGTAATGATGGCGCTGGACTACTGCCGGGCCAGAAACCTAGATCCGCTTCTGAAGCCCGTTCATCTGGTGCCAATGAGCGTTAAGGACTCGAAGTCGGGTAAAAGCGAGTGGCGCGATGTGGTTATGCCAGGCATCGGGCTTTATCGGATTCAGGCCGATCGCTCCGGTGATTACGCTGGCGCAAAAGAACCAGAGTTCGGCCCGGACGTCACTCTGACGCTTACCGGTATTGAAGTGACCGTACCTCAATGGTGCAAGTACACGGTCAGCAAGCGCATGCCAAGCGGGGAAATCGTCGAATTCAGCGCGAAAGAATACTGGGTTGAGAACTATGCCACCGCCGGCCGCGACACTACCGCGCCAAACGCAATGTGGAAAAAGCGCCCTTACGGCCAGCTGGCGAAGTGTGCCGAGGCCCAGGCTCTGCGTAAGGCGTGGCCTGAAATTGGCCAGCAGCCCACTGCCGAAGAGATGGAAGGTAAAACGCTGGAAGTGGATATGCGTGACGTTACGCCGCGCAACACGACAGAGGCTCTCCCCCTGGTGGCCAGTGGGGAAACGTTGCAGGCAATTACTGACCTCCTGACGTCCCTGAATAAGGACTGGGAGCAGGACTTCCTGCCTCTGTGCAGCAACATCTTCAAGCGTGACATTTTCCAGGCATCACAGCTCACCGAAGAAGAAGCGCAGAAAGGCTTTAGCTTCCTCCAGAAAAAAGCGCAGGTGGCAGCATGACCGGAAAAACTGTTGAAGTGACCTGCAAGTGCTGCCCGGACAAATTCCTTGCCCGAGTTGCTGACAGAAAAAGAGGCTGGGCGCAGTTTTGCAGTAAGTCATGCGCAGCTTATTGGAAGCAATATGGCCGTCGTAGAGGCCATCAATCATTAGAGATGCGTCAGGCGGCCATTGACAGAAATTCTATTGAGCGACTTCAGCGCGATAAACATGGGCGCGATTCATCTAGCGGTTTTGTTTATGTAGGTGGATTTGGGCCATGGGATGACCATAAGGACTGCTGACATGACACCAGAAATTATCCTCGATCGAACTGGCATTGACGTTACCCGCGTTGAACAGGGAGATGAATCCTGGCACCGCTTACGCCTGGGCGTGATCACCGCCTCGGAAGTCCATAACGTCATTTCGAAGCCGAGATCAGGCACCAAGTGGACTGACATGAAAATGTCTTATTTCCACACGCTGCTCGCAGAGGTTTGCACCGGCGCGGCGCCGGAAGTTAACGCCAAGGCGCTGGCCTGGGGGAAACAGTATGAGGCCGACGCTCGCACTCTTTTTGAGTTCACCACCGACGTGAAGGTAACGGAGTCACCGATCCTTTTCCGTGACGAAGGTATGCGCACCGCCTGCTCACCAGACGGCCTGTGCAGTGATGGCCGCGGCCTTGAGCTGAAGTGCCCTTTCACCTCTCGCGACTTCATGAAATTCAGGCTTGGCGGCTTCGAGGCTATCAAATCCGCCTACATGGCCCAGGTGCAATTCAGCATGTGGGTAACCGGTAAGGATGCCTGGTACTTCGCGAATTATGACCCTCGCATGAAGCGAGAAGGCATTCACCACGTGGTTGTTGAGCGCGACGACAAATACATGTCCGACTTCAACGAAATGGTGCCGGAGTTCATCAGCAAGATGGATGAATCGCTGGCTGAGATCGGGTTCATCTTCGGGGAGCAGTGGAAATGAAACGCACTCCATTTTACCGCAGGCCCGGCAAAGCAGGGAAATTCTCCGGCCTTCGCGAGCGCGTGATCTGGATGATTCAGACGCGCGGCCGCCCCGTTACCGGCAGCGAAATAGCGGAGAAATTCGGCGTGACGCTTGTCGAATTTAACCGCGTTGCGAACGGCATAACCAAGGGAGAAGGCCGCATTGCACAGCTGATCGCATCGGAAACCTGGCTCAACGAGGATGGCATATGCGATCGCACCTTTGACCTGATCACAAGGCCAAAGGTCATTACCCCGCAGGGTAAAACGCGCCTGTTCACTAAGCGCTCGATAGCTCAGGCCGCCTCTGGCAACCGCCAGAAATGTATTGATAAAGCGGCCCGGCGCCGCCGGCTTATCGCATCTGGACTCTATTTCGATGAAATGGAGTCAGTCCTATGAACCGCTACTCACTTATCTATGCTGACCCGGCTTGGTCTTACGGGAACACGATAAGCAACGGCGCCGCCGTCGATCACTACCCCACCATGAGCTTGCTCGATATGAAGCGGCTCCCGGTGTGGGAGCTCTCCGCGGATAACGCTGTGCTGGCGATGTGGTACACCGGCACCCACAACCAGGAGGCGATCGAGCTGGCCGAGGCCTGGGGATTTACGGTGCGCACGATGAAGCTATTCACTTGGGTGAAGCTGAACCAGCTGGCCGAGCTACGCATTACCAAGGCCCTGGCAGAGGGTGACGTCGCCGACTTTTACGACTTCCTCGACCTGCTGAATGCTGAGACGCGCATGAACGGCGGCAACCACACCCGCGCCAATACCGAAGACGTGTTGATCGCCACCCGCGGCGCCGGGCTGGAGCGCAAGCACGCCGGCATTAAGCAGGTGGTCTACAGCCCGCTCGGCGCGCACAGCGAGAAACCGTGGGAAGTTCGCCACCGCCTGGAACTGCTCTACGGCGACGTGCCGCGGATTGAGCTTTTCAGCCGCAGCGCAGAGCCAGGCTGGAGCCACTGGGGCAACCAGTGCGCCTCCGCTTCCGTTGAGCTGATACCCGGCTACACCATCTGCCTGGACAATGTAACTAAGGGGTTTTTATGACTAATACATCTCATAAATCAGATGAAATTTTGATAACCGATGACGTTCTGTCCAGATACAAAATATCGCGCAGCACACTCTATTTCTGGAGCACCCCATCCCGGATGCCCTCTTACTTTGCTCAGCCATTCCCGCAGCCTAAAATAAATGGCAGCCCTAAAAGGTGGAGACTTTCAGACCTGCTGGCCTGGGAGGATAACGTGGGGATCAAACCAGAGGCTGACCAACCAGCTTCTCAAGGTGATCCTGCCAAACAGCAAGCCAGTGACGCTGATCATCCAGATAATCATGCAGGTTATAACGTGCCATGACACCTGCCATATGATGGCCAAGCAGTTTTTCCACAACATGTGGCGGCGCACCTAATTCAGAAAGGCGTGTCGCCACTGTTCGTCTGAGGTCATGGAGAGACCAGGGCTTCATGCCTGTTTTAGCTATAATCTGAGCAGAAAACAGAGCGACGTTTGGTTGTTGTGGCGGTCTGTCATCTTCTGGCCCTCTGTAGCGTGACAGTGTCACAACGTGTTTTGAAACTGACGTTTCCTTCTCTGCTAACATCATTCTTACTACTGCCTCGGGAAGTGCCCTTCTGACCGATTTCCCGGTTTTATAATCGCTTGCCGGAATGGTCCACGTTTGCTCATGGAAATCGAACCACTCCCATCTTGCTGTCCTGATCTCCGTACTCCGGCAGCCAGTCATGATGAGAAACTTCATTATCAGCTGTTGTCTGTACTTCATTTCAGGAAGGATGTTCCAAACTGTTTTGATTTCCTCATCACTCAATCTGCGATCTTTTACGGATGCTGTGAGACCTACGTCAGAGCGCCTAAGGCTCTCAATTGGGTTCACATTAATGACCCCTCGATTGGAGCAAAAACGGAACGTACGCTGCATCAGCCCAAGCATCTGACCAGTGACAACTCTTCGCCCCATGCCATCAAAAAGGTTAAGCCAGTGCGCTTTAGTGGTCTGATCAACAATCATGTTCCCCAGCACAGGCGCTATATGGTTATTGAAGTCCCGCCGGTTAACCTTGATTTTCACAAGACCTTCAGGGATGCAGTAATACTTTTCCCAGTAATCGAAAGCCTCTTTAACGGTGAGTGCTTCGACTTTTTTCTGTTTCTCCAGAACTGTTTGCCGTCTCGGATCGAGTCCTTCTGTCAACCAAGCCCTGAACTGCTGTCTACGTTCGCGAGCTTGAGATAAGGAGGTGGTGGGATAATCGCCAATCGTTAGCTGAGCGGCTTTCCCGTTCCATCTGTAGCGGTAAAAGAATGTTATACTGCCGGAAGTAGACAACCGGACATTCAGACCATGAGCGTCCGATATGACCTCGATCTGGTCTCTCTTTTTGCCAAGAGCTTTTCTTAATTTTGTGTCGGTAAGCAATGTGTACACCCCGGAAGATGATATACACAT